CTTTCTGACATCTCTGCGAGGGCAGGTCGGGACTTTCCTTATTGGCGACTCACTAGGGTGCAGGTCGCGGGGATTGGCGTCTAGCTTTTTGGGAACGCCCGTTATCACGGATCAGAGCGGCGGCACAATCAGCGTCACGGGCGCTTCGGCGAGCAAGACAGGCTGGTTGCTGGCTGGTGATTACATCCAAATCGGCACTGGCTCAAGCGCAACGCTGCACAAGGTTTTGCAGGATGCAGACACTGATGTGAGCGGTGATGTGACCTTGGAGATTTGGCCACACATTCGAGGCACACGCAGTGGCGCTATTGCAGTTAGCGATACGGTTGGAAACTTCCGACTTTCTGGTAACTCAATCACGCGACCATCGGACAGCCAAGGTGTTTACAGCATAAGCTTCAGCGCGATGGAGGCAGTATGACCCGCAGCACGCCAGCTTCACTTCTGACGGCACTCAGTCAGCCAGAGGTCTATCCGTTCTATGCCGTTGAGATGCTTTTTGACAGCGCCCCTGTGCGCTTCTGGACTGGCTACGGTGACCGTACGATTGGCGTTGACACCTACCTTGGCACAGGCAGCCTGCTTAACATCAGCGGGCTTGAGGAGGTAAATGACCTTTCGTCAAAGCGGATCACGTTGCAGCTTTCGGGTGTACCTGCGTCGCTCATCTCGCTGGCCCTTCAGGAGCCGTATAAAAACAGACCAGCAAAGGTCTACTTCGGCACGACCGACACAACCACGCCCATCGAGGTCTTCAGTGGCCGTATGGATGTGATGGACATCGAGGATGGTGGCGACACAAGCACAATAACGCTGACGGTTGAGAGCAAGCTTGTGCGGCTGGAGAAGGCATCCAACTGGCGTTATACCGAGGGCAGTCACCAATCTCGCCACGGCGGAGACACGTTCTTCTCATTTGTGGCCGACCTACAGGATAGGAGTATTGTATGGGGCCGAGAGAGCGCCTGAGCGCCTATCTGAAGGCCGTGAGCGCTGCTCCCTTTGCTTGGGGTAGCCATGACTGCCTGACGTTCACCAATGACGCCTACAGGGCTATGTACGGCACGGGATGGGCGGATGACTGGCTGGAGCGCTACATGGATGGCAACAGGGTGCTGCGCCGCAAGGAGCTAAAGCAGGAGTTTGGCTATAACGACTTCAGCGAGGCTGTTGATGACAAGCTAAAGCGGATCGACCATGTGCCGCCTTTGGGAGCGCTGGTAACGACAAAGAAGGCCCGCAAGTGGATAACTGGCGTGGCTATGGGTGTTTGCGCAGGCAGCAAGTGCGCTTTCTTGGATAAGGTGGGTGTGATATACCTGCCAATGGACGATATTGAATCAGCGTGGGTTAAGGCATGAAATACAGACTAGGTGACTTGACCGTAAAGAACTGGAATGACTGGGATCGGGTTCCTCGTATGCCTGAGGCAATCGCTCTCTACCTTTTCCCAACGGCTATGGCTGCTGGCGGCGCTGCGGCCTTCCTTGCGACCGCTGCTGTTTATATCGGAGTTAGCGCAGTAACATCTTGGGCGCTTTCTGCCCTGATGCCACAGCCCGACTTCTCTTCCTTCGGCTCACAAGGCACGCTGGTCAATGAGCGAAGCGCCACTTCGCCTGCTGACTTTGTTTATGGTGAGGTGCGCAAGGGCGGCACTATTGTGTTCTATGAGACCACAGGTGCTAAAAACAAATTTCTGCACCAAGTGATTGCGTTGGCTGGCCATGAGGTCAACGATATTGGCGACATCTACATCAATGACGAGGTGGTCTCTCTGGATGGCGACGGATTTGTTACAGATGACGCTTGGGTTGAAACTACTACTGAGAGGTATGTCTCTGGTTATGACTCAGAGAGTAGGCCTATATACTCAACAAGAACGGTCACTGAGCCAAAAATACGCATTAGCAAGCATCTTGGCGACCAGACCACGGCTGATGCTGATTTGGTAGACGAGACTTCCGCTGGAGCAACCTTTGTCGGCAATGGGATTGCTTACCTCTATGTGCGCTATGAGTACGACCGAGACGTATTTGCCAACGGTCTGCCGCTTGTTACAGCCAAAATTCAGGGCAAGAAGGTTTACGACCCGCGCACTGACACTACGTCTTACAGCAACAACGCGGCGCTCTGTATGCGCGACTTTCTTGTCAGCAAGTATGGCTTGAATGATAGCGCGATTGATGATGTGAACTTCTCAGTCGCAGCCAACGAATGCGACGAGGATGTCACGCTGGCCGCTGGCGGCACAGAAAAGCGGTACACGATCAACGGCATTGTCAAATCAAGCTCGCCAATCGGCAAGGTGCTTGGCGACATGTCCACAGCCTGCGCAGGCACATTGTTTTGGGGGTCTGGCTATTGGAAGCTCAAGGTTGGCGCGTATAGCTCGCCTGTCAAAACTCTGACACTTGATGACCTTCGTGGGCCAATCTCCATGAAGACGCGCACATCTATGCGTGACAGCTTTAACGGTGTCAGCGGCACATTCAACGATGCCGAGCAGGATTTTATCACGGCTGACTATCCGCCGATCCAGAGCGACACATTCAAGGCTGAGGATGGCGGTGACGAGCTTATGCTCGACTTGCCACTGCCTTTTACAACCTCGGCGGCTACGGCACAGCGGATAGCCAAGCTAACGCTTTACCGCGCCCGTGAGCAGATCAGCATCACTGCTGACTTCGGCTTAAACGCCTTTGACATTGAGGTCGGCGACATCATTGCATTTGATAACGAGCGCTATGGCTTTGACGGCAAAGAGTTTGAGGTCATGGGGTGGCGCTTTGAGTCAAACCAAGATGCGGGCGACCTTCGAGTGAGCCTTACTTTGCAAGAGACAAGCGAGGCTGCATTTGCTTGGGATGGCGACGAGACTGCGATTATCAACAACAACACAACGCTCCTTAAATACAATGAGGTTCCGAATGTTGGATTGAATGCGGTTGCTCGAACTAGAACGCTGAACGAGAAAGTGACAAACTTTATATCTGCAACAGTTTCAGCGTCAGCGAGCGAGGCCGCTCTGATTGACTACGTTGAGGTTCAGTACAAGCAGTCATCTGATGACAGCTATGGGCACCTTGGAACTGGGCAGCTGGGCGTTTTTGAGGCGGTTGACTTGGATAACGGGCTTTACGACTTCCGTGCCCGCGCAGTAAATGCCTTTGGCTATCATGGGCAGTGGGAGTACCTTGGCAGCATTGAGGCCTTGGGTGACGTTTCCCCGCCAGACACGGTTTCGTCATTCTCTTCTGATGTGAACGGCCAGACGATTAACTTGAACTGGGAGCCTGTGAGTAACGCTGACCTTTCTTTCTACAGAGTGAGGCACGCCATTGAGGAGACTGGCGCAACTTGGTCAAACGCGACGACAGCCGTTGACAGAGTTGCTAGGCCAAGCACCAGTGTCGTGCTGCCGATCAGGGCTGGCACATACATGATAAGGGCTTACGATAAGGAGGGGCTTCCGTCTGAGGCCTCAACACCCGTGATTGTGCCTTCTGAGGTCATGCCTACATTCTCGAACACAAGCACTCAGACCGACACAACGACATTCTCAGGGGCGAAGACTGGTTGCTCTGTTTCATCTGGTAGGCTTGTCATCACTGACACAAGTTCTGCACCATCAGAGGCCACTTATGAGTTCGCGTCAATCATAGACAGCGGCTCTATTGGGAAGCGTTTTTGCAGGATAAGGTGCGGCACACTGCGCCAAGACAACTCAGCTGGCCTTTGGGACGACATGCAGGGCGACTGGAACTCTTGGGCGGGGCTTTGGGATGACTGGACTGGCTTTAGCCAATATGCAGACACAGATGTCTTGTTTTATGTAGCAGTCAGTAATGACGCCCCAGCATCTCCAACTTGGTCGGACTGGAGCCAATTCAGGGCTGGCGACATCTATGGTCGTTTGTTCAAATTTAAGATTGTGCTAAAGTCCGCCTCAGAGAGCGTCACCCCAAGCATCGGAGACTTGGAAGCAATAGTGGAATGGAACTAAGATGTCACAACACGACTTCAATATCGCGAACCAGACAGCAGCCCCCGCAAGGGCTGACATTAACAGCGCCTTAACGGCTCTGGCGTCATTGTCTTCTGGGGCTACGGCTCCAAGCACTACCGTTGCAAATATGCTTTGGTACGACACATCTACGGACACCCTCAAGTTGAGGAATGAGGCTGACAGCGGGTGGATTATCTTGGGGGTTACGGATCAAGCCGCCTCTTCCTTTTTCCCGTCAAATGCGGTTCCAAGTGGTGCGGTGAATAGCTTTGCTATGAGCTCCGCTCCAGCGGGTTGGCTATCCTGCAACGGCAACGCCGTCTCGCGCACGACATACGCAGCGCTCTTCGCTGCAATCGGCACGACATACGGCACGGGTGACGGTAGTACGACATTCAACCTACCAGACCTTCGTGGTGAGTTTGTGCGCGGCCTTGACGATGGGCGTGGTGTTGATAGCGGTCGTAATCTCGGTTCCGCTCAGGCAGATGCGTTTCAGGGTCACTGGCATGGAATTGAGAACGAAACTAACGGCCAAGCGGGCAATGATGGCGGCGGCGGCACGGGGTCTGGCAACGTCAGGATTGACGGTGGTCCAAACACTCCTTACCCCTATGCTACATACACCACTAGCGATGGTGTGAATGGAACTCCGCGCACAGCCTCCGAAACTCGGCCACGCAACATTGCGCTCCTGTATTGCATCAAAATGTAAGGGGGATTGAGTTCTATTCCAATCTTGATGGGTGCGTGATATACTGCGCCAGCATATGCAAGCAAAATGGAGGCCGTCATGGCTACACTCAACGACAGAGTATTCGATAACGGCCTGACCGTTCTCGATACGGAAGCAAACGCAATTCATGTGACTTCACAAGAGGCGACAACATACGCCGAGGCGACAAGCACATATTCGCTTGGAAACAGCACCTCGCTCTCAATCGGCGCACCACAGGATCGCTCAGGCGGTGGCCGTGAGGTTGTTGTCGCGGCTATCACTGACGGCGATGTGACAGGCACGGGCACAGTCACGCACTACGCCATTGTCGATACCGCCAACAGCCGCTTGCTAGCGACGAGCACTCTGACAGCCTCTCAGGCCGTCACAGATGGAAACACCTTCACGCTTTCCAGCGTTGCAATCGGCATCCCTGATCCAGCATAAGGCTGACAAAGCATGGTCACTCTCGTCAATCGCGCCAAGGTAGCCACGGCCACCACAGGCACAGGCACAATCACTTTAGGCGCAGCCGAGAGTGGCTATCAATCCTTCACCGATGCAGGTGTCGTAAACTCTGATGTAGTCCGCTACACCATTGAGGATGGCAATGCTTGGGAGATCGGCTCAGGGACTTACTCCGCTGGCACTCTCACACGGGTGCTGGATGAAAGCTCAACAGGCTCTCTGCTCAACCTTTCTGGCGATGCTGTTGTCTACATCACAGCCGCAGGAGAGGACATTGTGCAGCCCTCAGACTTGGCCACGGTTGCCACCTCTGGGGCTTACTCAGACCTGTCTGGCCTACCTACACTCGGCACGGCTGCGGCGGCTGATACTGGCGACTTCGCCACGGCGGCTCAGGGCGCTCTGGCTGACAGCGCAGTGCAAACAGGTGACAGCCCGTCTTTCGTGAACGTGACAGTCTCTGGCACTGTTGATGGCCGAGACGTTGCTGCGGATGGCTCAAAGCTCGACGGCATCGAGGCTGGCGCTGCTGCGGATCAAACTGCGGGCGAGATCAAGACTGCATACGAAAGCAACGCCAACACAAACGCCTACACGGACGCAGAGAAGTCAAAGCTGGCGGGAATTGCATCTGGCGCAGAGGTCAACACAGTCGATAGCGTAAACACCCAGACGGGTGCTGTTGTGCTCGACGCTGACGACATTAGCGATGCGGCCACCACAAACAAATTTACGACTGCGGCGGAAATATCGAAGCTTGCGGGCATCGAAGCAGGCGCAAACGTCACTGACACAGCCAACGTCACTGCGGCTGGGGCATTGATGGATAGCGAGGTCACAAACCTTGCTCAAGTTAAAGCATTCGACAGTGCCGACTATGCCACTGCGGCTCAAGGCTCACTGGCCGATAGCGCCCTCCAGTCTGGCGACAATGTGTCTGCGCTGACAAACGATGCAGGCTATACGACCAACGTGGGTGACATCACGGGAGTTACCGCAGGGAGCGGCATCTCTGGTGGCGGAACCTCTGGCACAGTCACCGTATCACACGCTGATACATCCTCTCAGGGCAGCGTGAACAACTCAGGCGCAACATTCATCCAAGATGTGACCGTTGACACCTACGGCCACGTCACAGCCCTTGGCTCTGCCACTATCTCGCCTGCAACGATTGGTGCAGCGACTTCAGCGCAGGGTGCTCTTGCTGACAGCGCCTTGCAGTCTGGCGACAATATTTCTGCCCTTACAAACGATGCTGGCTACACGACAAACGCGGGCGACATTACAAACGTCTCCGCAGGAACTGGCCTTTCTGGCGGCGGAGCAAGCGGCAGCGTCACGCTCAATGTCGATCTTTCAGAACTGACAGATATGACTGCGGCTATGATCGGGACCGACGAGTTTATCGTTCTGGATGCTGGCGCAGATCGTCGCAAAGCGGCCAACGAGATTGGCTTGAGCATCTTTAGCAATGACGCTGGCTTTACCACAAATGTTGGTGACATCACTGGCGTGACAGCGGGAAGCGGCATCTCTGGTGGCGGAACCTCTGGCACAGTCACGATCAACCACGCTGACACTTCCAGCCAAGGCTCTGTGAACAACAGCGGCGCAACGGTCATTCAGGATGTGACGGTCGATACTTACGGCCATGTCACAGGGCTTGGGTCTAAGACGCTCACGGCGGCTGACGTTGGTGCTATCACGGGGAACCAGACAATCACGCTCTCTGGTGACCTGAGCGGCTCTGGCACGACATCAATCAACGCACAGATCGCTTCAGGCGTTGTCGGCGCAACAGAGCTTAACGTCACTGGAAACGGGACAACTGCGCAATTCCTGCGGTCGGATGGTGACGGCTCGTTCACTTGGGCCACACCTACTGACACGAACACGACTTACAGCGCAGGCACGGCTCTCGATCTGTCTGGCACGACATTCAACGTCGATCTGTCTGAGCTTTCGACATCCACAACGAATGGTGATGGCGACTATTTCGTTGTCGTTGATACATCAAACGTCCAGCGCAAGCTGACAAAGGGCAACATTGGTATTGCTGGCTTCAGCAATGACGCAGGCTATACGACCAACGTGGGCGACATCACAGGCGTCACGGCTGGCTCAGGTATCACAGGTGGTGGCACAAGCGGCACGGTAACAATCAACCACGCTGATACGTCCTCTCAGGGCAGCGTGAACAACAGCGGCACGACTGTCATTCAAGACATCACGCTTGACACATACGGCCACATCACGGCTCTTGGCTCAACAACTCTGAGCATCCCTGCGGCCTATACGAACTCAAGTGTAGACGCACATCTGAACACAAGCACAGCCACGACTGATCAAGTGTTAACATGGACTGGGTCGGACTACGACTGGGCCGAGGCTGCGGGCGGTGGTGCAACTGGCGGCGGTTCAGACAAGATATTCGTTGAGAACGGTCAGGTTGTCACAACCGACTACACCGTGACAGCAACAACAAACGCCATGACAACAGGCCCGATTGACATCAACTCAGGTGTCACTGTTACTGTTGAGACTGGTGCAAGATGGGTGGTAATTTAAGATGAGCAAGATAGCATTTACTCCCAATGCGTCAGGCACTGGTACATTCACCATTGCATCACCTAACGGCAACACGAACAGGACGTTGACGCTTCCCGATGTTGATGGCGCTTTGCTGACAGCGGATGGCGACGGTTCTGGCTTGACAAACCTTCCCGTCAGTGGCCTTGGTGTCGGGCAAACGCCGCAAACGGTAAGCCGATCATATGCAGGCACGTCATACCAAAACACAACAGGCAAGCCCATATTCGTGTCGGCACACGATGGCGCTCGAAACAACTCCCGCATGGAGGTGTCGTCAAACAACTCGACATGGATCACAACAGGCGCTGGGGATGGTGGTTCGCGGTCTACTAGGGTCGCATTGGTTCCCAATGGCTGGTATTACCGTTACGGGGCGGTGTCCTCAACTACTGCTTTCTGGACGGAGGTTCGATAATGGGCAAGGGTTTCTTTCATCCTGAGCGTGGCTACTGGGAGACAATCACCAACCCCAGCGAGGAGATTGTTGCGGCTTACCCAAGCGGCACGGTTGAGACGCCATTGCGCCCAAGTAACCTCCACACTTGGGGAGGTTCTTCGTGGGTTCAGCCCACTCAAGAAGAGATAGATGCTGACCTTGCACGCTCTGTTCGATCAATGCGAGACGAAAAGCTGCTGGATATGGACGAGATCGTAACTCACCCGCTGCGCTGGGCCTCGTTTGACGCCGACACACAGGCTGCGTGGGCTACTTATCGTCAGGCTTTGCTTGATGTACCTGCACAAGCTGGCTTCCCACACAACGTAACATGGCCAGAGGTTCCTTCGGTATGAGCACACTTCGAGTAGACACAATCACAGATGAAGCAGGCACTGGCGCTCCTAACTTCCCGTATGGTGCAGCGGGCGCAACTCCAGCAAGCACGATCATTTACGTTGCGCAGAACACAGCGCCCACAGGCTACTTGAAGGCCAACGGTGCAGCCATCTCTCGTTCAACCTATGCAGACCTGTTTGCAGCCATTGGCACTACGTTCGGCTCAGGTAACGGCAGCACAACATTCAATATACCAGACCTTCGTGGTGAGTTCATTCGTGCATGGGATGATGCCCGTGGTGTCGACAGTGGACGTAGTTTTGGCTCTGCTCAGGCTACCCGTGTGAATAACGTGCAGACCGTGGCCTCGGTTTCAGGATATGATGTGTATAGTGGTTCTATTTCTGTAAACGACAGTGGATCAACCTCCAGTAGGATTTACACTGGCGGGGGGAGTGGTAATAACTGGTCCCTCACCTTTGCCAAAAAGGGCGGGGATACCTACCCCAGAAACATCTCACTTCTAGCTTGCATCAAATACTGAGGTTGACCATGAAAGTATACCAAACAGACGCACAGGGTTACTTCGTAGGTGTTACGACAGCAGATGTTGACCCGTTAAACCCAACAGAGTGGCTTATTCCTGCTGGCTGCGTAGTCGCAGCGCCTCACGATGCCCCTGATGGTTCACGGGTGAAGTGGGATGGCTCGCAGTGGGTCAATGAGGTTATCCCTGTTGAGCCTGAGCCAGAATCTACACCGCAAGATGTGTTGGTGCGTAGTGAACGTGACAGCCTACTGGCTGCTACAGACTGGACAGCAAACAGTGATGTCACCATGTCAGACGCAATGCGTGAGTATCGTCAGGCTCTGCGTGATGTGCCTCAGCAAGCTGGCTTCCCGCATGATGTAGTATGGCCTACTAAACCATAAGGAAGTAGCCGAATGCTTGGATTTTCGCCCCTCGCCTCCGCGCCTCTGGCTGATGATGGGGCGATTATTGTCTACCTGATAAATGCAGACGGCATTGTCACGGGGCAGGTTGTCATTGGCTCACCTGCTATCGTGCAGGATCAGGCTTTGTCTGGCGATGGCATAGCAACAGGCTTGCCTGTGATTGCGCCGTCCAGCATATCCGAAAAACAAGCTCTCTCGCCTTCTGCTATCACACTTGGAAGCCCGTCAATTCCATCAATCACGATGGCGGAAGACGAAACATTCGTTGCGGATCCTATTGCGTCTGGTCAGCCTGTTGTTGGATCGGCTGGCATTTCCCAAGATCAAGGACTGACGCTTTCCGCTATCACAACAGGCCAGCCAGCGCTCGCGTCTCCAGCTATCGCTCAAGATCAAAACCTTACGCCTTCGCCAATAACAACTGACGCGGCAAGCGTCCCGTCGATCACAATGGCAGAAGACGAGACGTTCACCGCCGATCCAATAACGACTGGCGCGCCAACTCTGGGCGCTTCAAGCATCGTGCAAGATCAGATCCTCAATGCAGACGGATTGACGGCAGGATCGGCTGTTGTTTCGCCGTCAACATTTGTGCAGGGCCACGATCTATCAGCAACGGGCATCACAACTGGTCAGCCTTTTGTCGGATCTGCTTCGGTGCAAGAAACCACGCAAATTCTTGCAGATGGCATCACTACAGGCCAGCCAGCGGTTGCCTCGCCAAGCATTTCTCAAGATCAGGATCTTTCGCTTTCAGGCATAACGACTGGCGCTCCGATTGTTCTATCAATCACCATGTCAGAGCGCGAGACGTTCAATGCTGACCCGATAAGCTCTGGTACGCCTTCGCTCGGCTCTTCAAGCATCGAGCAAGATCAGCAACTATCCCTGACAAGCATCACCACGGGCCAGCCCGTTGTTGGATCGCCTATCATTGATCAAGAGCATTCTCTTGCCGCCAACAGCCTCACGACAGGCCAGCCAGCGATTGACGCAGCGAGCGCCGTCATTACGCGCCACCTGACTGCGGCTGGCATCACGACAGGACAGCCTGTTATTGCTTCGGCGCTTATCGAGCAAGAGCACGACCTTTTGGCCAATAGCGTCACCTCTGGGTCGCCGAATGTTGACGCATCCGATTGCGCAATCACATCGAACTTGGCGGCGGATGGCGTGACCACAGGCCAGCCAGCAATCGCGGCATTGTCCATTGATCAGGAGCACGACTTTTCTGGCGACAGCGTAACGACTGGCGCGCCAATCGTTCTCGGCATCACCATGTCAGAACGTGAGACCTTTAACGCTGACCCAATCAACTCTGGCGCGCCTTCGCTCGGCAATCCTTTGATCGAGCAGGATCACGTTGTTTCTGCTGGTGCTATACTTACCGCAGCACCGCAGGTAGGCATGGCTTCAATCGAGCAGGCCCACATTCTCACGGCGGCAAATATAAACACCGCTCCGCCCGTTGTTGGCCATGCTTCGGCGCTAATCACTCATGTTCTAGAGTCAGATGATATCACAACAGGACAGCCTCAGGTCGAGGTGGCTCAGATCGGCCAGACCCACGGCCTGACCTCCATCGGCATCACAGCTGGAAGCCCTGCTGTTTCGCCAGCGCAGTGCATTATTATCTTTAATTTGGTTGCTGGTGACATCCTGACAGGGCATCCGATTGTAGGCTCTCTGGCGATAAATGCGAGCCGAGGTCGATCAGTTCACGTCTCTGACCCGTCGAATAGTGTTGCGGTGGTGACTATAGGCGCAAATGCGTGCATCGTTAATCAGAACACAATAAATTCGGCGGTGGTGACTATCGGCGAAAATGCGTGTATTCTGTCCGAGAATACGCCCAACGAGGCGGTGGTTTCTGAAGCAAACGAGGCGGCATAATGACCTTCTACATCAAGCGAAACGATACAAGCCCCTCGATGCTTGCCACATTGCAGGACGCAAGCGGAAATGAGATTAATCTGACTGCGGCATCTATACGGCTGCACCTGAAGCCGATTGGATCATCTGCCGTCACAGTCGATGCTCCCGCAACAATCGTGACGGCGCTTGATGGACTTGTCAGGTATGATTGGCAGGCGGCAGACACGGCAGAGGCTGGATCGTATCAGGCCGAGTTTGAGGTGACGTATGCCGACACCACAGTCGAGACTTTCCCGAATGACGGTTACATTCGCGTCGAAATTATCAGCGACATAGCGTGAGAACTGTGAAACCTCTCGGCATAGCAGGCACATACAACGCCATCCGCACAGCAAGCGGGCCAGCGCAGCACGTTGCTATTTCGCTGGTGGGCCTGACTTATGCTGGGATGTTTGTCGATATGGTACCTGACCTGTTACTCGCTGCGTGGGTTGGCTCTTCTGCGATGGTGCTTGTGGCAACGGTCTGGCTGACCCGCAAGTGGCTCAAGTCGTTCCTGCTGATGGACTTTGTTTTGTCCTGCATGGTGCTGACGTTTTACTTCATGCACGACTTGGCTCCCTCTGGGCCGATGTATCACGTTATGACCGCCGAAGGGATGCTGATGGCGGACCGAGGTTCACACGGCATGAGCATGATCGACAAGTTCTCGCACGCTCTGGCTTGTGTTATGATGGCAGGGTGGTCTCTATATCTTTCCAACTTGGTGCAGCGTCAGATACTTGAGGCGGAGCGCTACGAGATAATCTTTGAGGGAGAGACCTTGAAATGAATATGGAAATGCTCACTCCCATTGCCATCGCCCTCATTGGCGCAGGCGGATTGTGGCAACTACTGTCGCTCAAAGCGAAGCACCAGCACGAGGCCATGATGAAAGACCGCTCTGAGCGCAACGAATTTAACGACACGCTGAAGCTGCAAGTTGACCGTCTGGCCACGCAAGTAAACGCGCTTGTCTCCGAAAAGGAAGACCTGCTCAAGAGCATAGGTGACCTGAAGGCCGATCTGGCCGCAGCTCAAGCAACAATCAAGTCGCTTCAAGAAGCGATGATGAGGAAGTAGGGAAACACCATGCTGAAAAAAGCATCACTCGATCTGATCAAGCGCTGGGAAGGATGCAAGCTGAAGGCTTACAAATGCTCGGCTGGCGTCTGGACTGTTGGTTACGGCCTGACAACCAGCGCAGGCTTCATCGAGGTTGGCCCTGACACCGTTATAACGCAGGCGGAGGCTGACTGGTATCTCGAAAAGACTGTTGAGAAGTTTCTTGCGGAGATTGAGCCAGCAATCACAGCGCCAATCAATGAGAATGAGCTTGGAGCTTTCACCTCACTGGCCTACAACATCGGCCCGACAGCGTTCCGCAAATCTTCTGTGCTGCGCCATTTCAACGGTGGCAATAAGGATCGCGTCCCGACATCCATCCGCATGTGGCGCAAGGCTGGCGGCAAGGTTGTGAAGGGGCTGGTCAATCGCCGTGAAGCTGAAGTTGATCTATTTCTCACGCCTGTCATTGCAGAGAAGCCCGCTCCTGTACGCACAAGCGCTGTACAGAGCAAGACCATGCAGGCCAGCGTAGTGCAGGGTGCATCGGCAGTGGGCGGCGCTGTAGCGGCGTTTCAGGCGCTCGACGGAACTGCGCAGATCATCGCCATGGCTGGGTGTGTGCTTGTTGCGCTGATGGCCCTGTGGATCATGCGCGAGCGGATGAAGAAGTGGGCGGACGGCATCCGATGATCGCACGCCTGAAACTATACGCCATTGGCGCTGCGGCACTTCTGGCCGCGTTTCTTGGCGTGTATATACAGGGCAGGCGCGACCAGAGCCAAAAGGAAGACCTGAAAGATGCTGAAGACTACATCGAGACCCGCAAGCGCGTTGATAGCGTTCGCATTGATGACGCTGAGCAGTGGTTGCGCAACCGTGCAGACAAGCGCGATCTGTGACGCCACAATACAAAGCAGGGACGCCCTCACGCTGGCCCTAATAGATGATGGTGGCCCGAAGAGCATGATGGCGGGTGCAAGGCTGATTGGCCAGATTGACAGCGGCTGCGCTGAGTAGATGCTGGCTAAGAGGGGCAGGGGCCGCATCCACGTTGGACGCGCTGGCGAGCACTTTGTCGCCTACCTGCTTGAGCAGGCTGGCCTTGAGACCTCCCGCGTTGATGGAGCCTGCGACTTGCATGTGACGCTATCTAGCGGAAGAATATTGCGCGTTGAGGTGAAGACGAGCAGTAAGATGTCCAAGGGCTTCTACAAGTTCGGGCGCAATAAGAGCCAAGCCGATGTCTACGCTCTGGTGGCTATTGAAGAGGGGCCGCTGGTGCGCTTCCTGCCAGAAGCGGAAATCCCTCGCGTAACAATCTGCATCAGAGACTTCACTGAGGAACTTCAGGCGCAGGAGCTTGCGTGGATCGCAGCGATGGAGTGAGGGAGGCGAGCCTTTGCCTCCCTGCTTTGCGTCACAGTCCCGCCGTGCGCTTGTACTCGCCGAGCATACGGGCGAGCTTCT